TGGCGAAGACACTGGCGTTAGTGAGTCTGACCCATCAATCAGTGGCGTGCTGTCTAGCACGGATTTCCTGACCACGGGCGCTGTAAAGGTTTCGCTTGCTGAATTGCAGGACTCGGCTTTCGACATCGATGCGTTCATCCGTGACAGTTTCGGCAAGCGCTGGTTCCGTGGCGTCAACTACCTCGTAACCAATGGCTCCAGCTCTGGCAACGTTCAGTCCATCCTCGGTGCTGGCATCGTAGCCTCTCCGTACTCGTCCGCTGGCGTACAGTCCGCCACGACAGCTACGGTCGCCTATGGTGACATCGCCGGTCTATACGCTGCGCTTGACCCTGCGTACGAAGACAATGCTTCGTTTGTTTTCAACAGCAATACCCGTGGTTATCTGTTGAAGATCACAGATAGTCTCGGTCGTCCGCTGTTCATTCCGGCTCCTAATGCTGGTGCGTTTGACATGCTGCTCGGCAAGAAAGTCGTACTCAATCAGGCTATGCCTAATGTGGGTTCCGGCAATGTCGCTGTTCAGTATGGCGACTTCAAGGCTGGCTATATGTATCGCCCAGTAAAGCCGGGTCTGGCTATCTTCCGTCTGAACGAACTCTACATGGCATCTGGCATGGTCGGCTTTATCGGCTACGCCCGTGCGGGTGGGGTCATTATGGACGCCGGTACTCACCCAATCGTAGCGCTGACAGTGAAGTAAATAACCGAGGGTAACGACCCTCACTAAATACGAGGGGCGGATAGTTATCTGCCCCTCGTCTGTTAGAGCCTATGAAAATCAAGATTACTCAAAGTTTCTTTATGCAAGGTTATGCCCCGTTCGTACCGGGTGAACTACTCGACATTGATAACACGACCGCTCATGCCTTTATCAATTCAGGCTTTGCGGTATCGACCGAGAAGCCCGTACGGGAAACGGCAACCCACGGCAAGAGTCGTGAGAAGGCGGTCAAGAGTTAATGCCGCTTTCGATCAATCTCGTAACGCCGCCCGCAGTAGAGCCTGTGTCGTTGGCTACAGCCAAGACACATCTTCGCATCGATTATGACAACTCCGCAGAAGATGCCTTGATAACGGCTTTTATTGTAGCGGCTAGGCAGTACGCAGAGAAGATTACCCATCGTGCATTTTTTAACCAGACATGGACGCTTAATCTGGATTGCTTCCCGATCTACCCGTGGTGGTCAGGCACGATACAGGCGAGCAGCCCCCGCACGGACTGGTTAGCTCGCTACGGCATTTTACGGGGTCAGCAGATATTACTACCTAAACCGCATCTGGCGAGCATTACAAGTATCAAGTATGTCGATGTGACAGGGACGCAACAGACCCTATCCGATACGGGCTATTACGTGGACAACACGAGCGAACCTGCTCGGTTAGTCCCTATGCCCGGTTTGTGCTGGCCTGCGACACAGACGTATATGCCGGGTAGCGTTCAGATAACTTACCTGACGGGCTCTTATGGGGACGGGACGGAAGTTAACACCTGTCCGCAGACTGTGTGCATGGCAATCTTGCTTTTGGTTGCCCACTTCTATGCAAACCGTGAGGCAACGTCCGGAGCGAGCCTCAAAAATATCCCGCTTGGCGTTGAAGCCTTGTTGGATACGGTCAAGTTCAATTTCTGGGGCTACGAGAACAACTAATGATTACGGCAGGCAGGTTAAACAAGCGGGTAGCGTTTCAACGTCTGTCTTCAACGCCAGATAGTTTCGGGCAGCCTGTAAACACATACAGCACCTACTATACCGCTTTTGCGGAGATAGATGCTCTGCGGTCGCAGATGTTATACGACCCGTCGCAGTTCGTGGCTCAGAGCACGTATAAGGTTGTGATCCGTTACCCGTGGGGAATCAACATTTCGCCCAACGACCACATTGTCTGGGAAGGCATGACGTTCAACATTCAGTCCATCGTTAACACGGGAATGCGGAACATTGAGTTACAGATACTCGCCTATGTGTTGGATGAGAACGACGGCACTGAAACCTAATGGACGAACTCTGCGAGATCGAAAGCTTACAGGAACTCGAACAGAAGTTACAAGCATTGACTCCTAAGTTGGCTAGGGAGGCGGTCGTTGATGCTATCTCACAGGCGGGGATGATTATAAAACGCCAAATGGAAGAGTTAGCTCCGGTCGGCCCGTCCACTGACCCGCACCAAGGAGCATTGGAAGGAAGCATTGAAATGTTAGTTGCGATAGAGACTTTTGAGAGTGGGGTTATCGCAACGATAGGCCCAGATGCCCGTGCTTTTTGGGGTTACTTCAGCGAGTACGGTACTTGCAAGGAACCGGCTAGGCCGTGGGCAAGGCCCGCATTTGACCTATCGAAACAACAAGCATTGGACAAGTTTCTTGCCGTGCTGACGGAACGTATTGAGGCTGTGGGTTAGGCGAGTAAATGTTAGAGCAGGGCATCGTAGCACATCTATCGGCAGATACTACCCTATTGGGAATGGTCGGAACTCGCATATACCCAACCATGATGCCGCAGAATGCAAACACGTTTCCGGCCATTGTTTACACGGACGTATCAGCGAGTACGGATGTAAATCTTGATTTGTCCGCCGTTAGTTTTATGCGGATTCAATTTGATTGTCGGGGTAACACCTATGCCGACAGCAAGAATGTAGCGGCTAAGCTTCACACTTTGTTTGATGCCTACCAAGGCACGCTGCCAGATGGAACAGTCGTCCGCTACACAGAATGCGGGGTATCGATGTCGCAGTATGACAAAGATGCCCGTATATATCGCCAAATAGAAGACTGGACGTTTCAGTATTAACCAATAATCGTTAACCGCAGTACCTGCAATTGTCCGTTCCCGCCTTTATAAGTTCGGGTTCACCTACAGCAATCAACAGAGTATCTCAAGGAATCATGCTATGTCTTACACAGGCTCAAAAGCACAAACTGGTGCGGGTACTACCCTCAGCATCGGCGCAACACCCACTCTTATTGGCGAAGTCAAGAATATCAAACTGAACGGGCGCAAGTTCGACACGGACGACGTGACGAATATGTCGAGCACCGTCAAAGAATTCATCGCAACCATGATGGACCCCGGCGAAGTCAGCTTTGACTTTAATCGTGTGTCTTCCGATGCTGGGCAGGTTGCGTTAGAAGCGGCATTCTCCGCTGGATCGCTTTCCGCTTTTACGATTCAGCTACCTAAAGCGCCCAGCCAAACTACCACCGGCGACAAGTATGCTTTCAGCGCTTTGGTCACAGAGTGTGACTACAGCTTTGAAACCACCAAGGCGGATGCTGGCTCAGCGAAACTGAAGATTAGCGGAACCATCGTCGAAACCATAGGAACCTAATAATCCGTAATGGCGGGGTGGTCATCGTCACCCCGCTAGAGATATAGGCACAACTATGGCTAAAAAACCATCTCCAGTAATGGACCCGACATTGCCTCGTGTACTCGTTGAGGTAAATGGTTCGGAATACTTTCTCTGCTTTGACTTCAATGCAATCGTTCAAGCCGAAACCCTCACGGGTCTAAATCTGCTTAACGCCCTTGACTTTAGTAACGTCAATGCGCTGACGCTGCGAGCGTTGCTCTATTCTGCTTTGCTCAAACTACAGCCAAACGTGACGCTTGACGAAGCAGGAATGATTCTGACCCTCGGACGGGGCAAGGTGACGACCGCCTTAGTGAAGGCGTTCACCGAGAGTCAGCCCGAAGTGGATGACGACTCAAAAAACGTAGAGAAGCCGGAGCAGTAGTTCCGGCTCTCTCTTGGCAGCAGCAATGGCGGCGGTACTGGTCATTCGCCCGAATAAATCTGAGACTGACGGACGTTGAATTCTATGCTTTGACCCCTCGTCAGTTTGACGATTTGGCGAAGCGATATCGGGAACAGATAGAGCATTTTGAATGGGTCATCGGGATACACGGTTCCGCAGTGGTCAATTGCTCGCTAGGTGCCCCAAAGAATGGGGTTAAGCCCGTTGATTTTATGCCATCGCAATTTGGAAAGACTAAAACCGTCGAAGCTAAAAAGCAACGGATGACTAAGAAGCATAGAGCCAGCGTAGCGGCTAGTGTGCGTGGAATCTTCAAAGGTTTGATTATGCGACAAGACAAGCAAGGAAAGTAAATGGCAATCGGGCGTATAAAAGTAAATTTCGAAGCGGGAACAAGTTCCTTCGTTGACGGAATGAAGTTCGCCGAGGCTCAAGCCCGCCAGTCCGCTAACTCTATCAAGACCGCTATCAAAAAAGAGATGCAGGAGTCGAAAGCATCTCTTGCTCTTGTG